GGAAGACGCGGTGAACGAGGACGAGAAGGTTACGGACGACGAGCTGCATCTGGAACTGCGGCCCGGCGCGATCTATGACCTTCCACCAGGCAAGAAGGTTGAGACGGTCAACCCCCTGCGGCAGAACACGGCGTTTGAAGGATTCGTGAGCACTTTTGAAACGCTGATTGGCAGCGGGATGGATATTCCGAAGGAAGTGCTGATTCACAAATATGACAGCAACTACACGGCTGCCCGGTCGGCATTGTTGGACTTCTGGAAGACGGTACGGGTTTACCGGAACAAATTCAACCGGCAATTCAATCAACAGGTTTGGGAAATGTGGCTGAGTGAGGCCGTGGCGACGGGCCGGGTGGAAGCACCCGGCTTTTTCGATGATCCCGCGATCCGCCGGGCCTGGTGCAAGTGCATGTGGAATGGCGTCACGATGGGCCATGTGGATCCGCTGAAAGAGGTTAAGGCCGCGATTATGCGGATTCAGTACAACATGAGCACCGAGGAACAGGAGGCCGCTGAATACAACGGCAACGACTGGAACGAAGTGATCCGGCAGCGGAAGAAGGAAGTCACGGAGGAAGCCGAATTTGCGCAAAGCCCGAACAAGACTGACCCGAACGACCCGTCCGTTGCGGAAGAGAAGGAGGAAGAAGAGGAATGAGGGAGATTTTCCACCTGGCGTACAGCGCGAGGATGAGCGCGGAGGACGCGGAGCTTGCGGAAGTCATGCTCTACGGCGAAATCGTGCAGGACTACGGGAAATGGTACAAGGAAAACTACCCGAACGACAAGAGCGCCAGCGACTTTGACAAGGCTATCAAAGAGATCAAGGAGCAGGGCGCGAAGAAGGTGCTTCTGCGGATTAACAGCCCGGGCGGCATCGTGTATGAAGCCGTCGCCATGCGTTCCATTCTGGTCAACGCGGGATTCAATGAAATCAACGTTCGGATTGAAGGGCTTTGCGCCAGTGCGGCGACCATTCTTGCCTCCATTCCGAAAGCGCATGTACAGATTGCCGAGGGCAGCGAGTACATGATTCATAACCCGTGGACGATTGCGTGGGGCTTCGCGGAAGACCTGGAACATGAGGCGGAGCACCTCCGGAGCATGGAAAAGACCATCCGGGGCTTCTACGCCGCCAAGAGCGGACAGGAAGACGAGAAAATCAAAGCCTGGATGGACAACGAAACGTGGATGACGGCGGAGGAAGCTGTGGAGCGCGGGTTCTGCGATGAACTGCTGAAAGCGGAAGCGGAGAACGCGGAACCGGCGGCCGCCTGCGTGACGGCAAGCGCCTACGGCATCATGAAGGGTATGTACCGGAATGTGCCGGAAAACGTGTGCATTGCCCCGGACAGCGCTGGAATGAGCCTGGAAATGAACATTCCCAACCTGACGGCGGCGGCCAGAGCCGCGATCTTGGGGGAAACCCCGAACCATGACGGAAGCAACGATAATCCAGTTGCCGGGTTGTCGTCTTCAAATAATCCAAACAAGGAGGAAACGGAGACCATGGAAATCAAGGACGTAACCAGGGATCAGCTTCTTGCGGAAAACCCGGCGCTGGCTGACGAGATTGTTAATCAGGCCGTGGCGGACGAGCGGGATCGTGTCGCCGGGATCGACGAAATGACCCTGCCCGGATACGAAGCGGAAGCGGAACAGGCCAAAGCCAACGGAACCAGCGTCGCGGACTTTATTAAAGCCTGCCGCGCCAAGTCCGCGCAGGTGAAGGCCGAAGCGAAGCAGAAAGGCAATGCCTTTATGGCTGCGCGTCAGGAAGAGACCGCCCCCGCTCAGGCAGTTGCCGCCGGAGCCGCCGAGGACGACAAGACTTCCGAGGACGAGGCGATCAAGGCCGAAGCCAAGAAGATCGCCGAAGAAGCCGCCCAGATGATGGGCCACAGCGACGGGATGTTCTAATCCCAACTGAGACTATCGAGAAGGAGGACAAGGAATCATGGAACTGTACGAAACGATTGGCACCAGCACCGTTCGGAAACTGCTGGCGAGCACGGAAGGCGTACGCAAAGCGACCCTTCCCATCCAGCCCAACGAGGCGGCCATTCCCGCCGGAACCGTGCTGTACCGCCAGGCGAGCGGACTTTGGACGCCCGCTGCGGCCGCGCAGATCGTGGACGCGAACGCGCTGGCCGTGCTGAATGAGGATCTTGCCGTTAACAGCGGCAATGTGGCCGAGGACGCGGACGCTTATGTGGCGGGATGCTTCATCGACGGCACGGTGAAGGACAGCACCGGAACCGCCGTGACGGCCGCTATGAAGCTGGCGCTGCGCAAGCAGGGAATCTTCTTCAAGGAAGATACCACCATTGGCACCTTCAACAACGAAGTTGAATAAGGCGAAGCAGATTCGCCAGGAAAGGAGAAAGACAAACCATGAATATCTATGATGTTCGTACCCAGCTCGCGGCCATCGAGCAGCAGCCCCGGGTGTACACCTTCCTGTATGACACCTTTGGCAGGGAAAGGGGCGTTGTCGAGAACGACCGCGCCATCTACGACTACCGCAAGGGCAGCGTGCGGATGGCCCCCGTGGTGCATCCCGGCGCGGGCGGCGTGATCATGCCCCGCGACACCTACAGCACCCGGGAAATCGGCTTTGCCACCATCGCCCCGGAGCGCCTGGTGGAAGTCAACGACCTGACCGGCCGCGCCTTCGGCGAACAGATTCTGGGAGCCATGACCCCTGAAGAGCGGGAACGGAAACTGCTGGCCCGGGATCAGATCGAGATGCGGGAAGCCATTCAGCGCCGGAGGGAGCACATGGTGCGCCAGGTGCTTTTCACCGGCAAGCTGCAACTGTTCCAGTACACCAACGAAGGCCGGGATCTGAGACCCACCGTGCAGGCGGACTACGGATTCACGAACTACTACACCATCAGCGACAGCAGCAAGCTGTGGAGCGCTGCGGGCGCGGATATCAACTACGACCTGCAGGCGATCTATGATCTGGTGTTTGGAGAACTGGGCCAGGTGGACGTGATCGTGATGGCCCCCGACGTGGCGAACGCCATGCTGAACAATGAGAAGTTCCTCAAGAAGCTGGATCTTCGCAACGGCAACCTGGGCGAGATTAACACCCGCTACAAGGGCCAGGGCGTCCGCTTCATCGGCACCAACATTGACGGCGTGGAGATGTACTCTCTGTCCGGCAAGTTCCTGGACGACGACGGCCAGATGAAGCCCATGGTTCCCAGCGGCAAGCTGATTGCGGGCAGCAAGGGGATGCTGAACATCTTCCACGGCCCCGTGACGCAGGTGGAAGAACCCGGCCCGAACGCGGTGCACAAGACCTACATCAAGAAGGAAGTGCCTCTGCGCACCGGCTCCGTGGACGGCAACGCCATCGTCAACCGGATCACTTCCCGGCCTACGGTTGTTCCGGAAAACGTCGGTGGATGGGCTATCGCGACTGTGCTGTAAGGAGGATCCTACATGAAGGAGTATGTTACGCTGCACTATCTCCCGTGGGACGGCGACGTGCTGACCCCGGGAGAAATCCTTCCGGAAATGCCGAAGAAGGACATTGAACGCCTGCTTGAAGTGGGGGCGATCAAGGAGATTCCCCCCGTGAGGGGCGCGGCGGTCAAGGATGAAGGCGACGAGCCGGAAGGCGCGGAGCCGGACGAGACCGAACCGGAAGAGGCCGGGGAGGACACCGAGGAAGCCGAAGCCGAAGAGGCGGAGGAAACCGAGGAAGAAGCCCTGGAAATTGACGCGCTGGACGGCGTGGTTGCGGCTCCTGCCGAAGAACCCGTCAAGCCCGCGCGGAGGAAGGGAGCGAAAACCAAGTGACCATCAAGTACATCTGCAACGGGAAGACTGTGGAAGGCAGCGAGGAATACGCGCTGCGCATGATGGAACAGGGCAACAAGGTTGAATTCGTTCCCGCCGAAACCGAGAAGGCTGAGACGGAGCCAGAGGCCCCCGCCAAGGCGGAACCGAAGGCGAAGAAGGGCAAGTGATGCCCGCATGAGCCTAAAGGACAGAATCGCCAGCGACCGGGATCGGGTTTTCCTGCGGACGAACCACTTTGCCGAAACCCACACATGGAACGGGACTCCCTTTCTGTGCGTGATTGACGAAGAAGAGGCTTTGAAGCGGAAAAACAACAACGTGAACGATATTAGCTGGGACAACAACACCATTGACACCTTGCTCCATTGCAAAGAAGAGGATTGGCCAGGACGCCAGCCGCCCGTGCCGAACGAATTCGGATACTTTGACAAGGTGCACATGAAGATTCTGCAAGTCTCCCACAATATGGGGATGATCACTGTGGTTTTGACCACCAATTCGCCAAAACAGGTAGCCCAATAAGGCGGCCTGTTTTTTGATTCAGCAGGAGGCATACATGAGGACTACGGAACGACTGACCAAGTTCGCGCAATGGACGTATGAAACCGTCTGTAAGGGACGGCAAATGAAAACGCCCGCGCCGGGCATGGACTTTACGCAAATCGTGAAGCAGGAGCCAAGCGTCTACATCGGCTATTACCCCATGCGGCTTGACGAAAGCGGATGGCAGCAGATGGATGAACTGAATGTGGCCCCGGGGATCCTCATCATGCCTACGCACAGCTACGTCAAGTACACGGAGGAAAAGCGCTTTGACAGATACAACCACGTTTCCCGGCCGCAAGCGCTGGGGCAAGGGCTGAATCTGCAAGTGCTCTTCTCCGTATACGAAGACGGCGTGCGGATGCCGGGCTTCATCCGGAAATGGGAGAAAGACCAGGAATTTGACCTTACCCTTGTACGGGAAGGGACGCAGGACGGCCTTTATACCCTGCTCAACTGGATGGACGACTTCAAAACGGCGCTGCTGGGACAGAAGATGATTCCCCATACGGATTTATTTCTGGACGAGGCGAGCATGACCTACGGGCTGTACAGCGACCAGAAATACATCAACGACAAGCGGCCGCTCTTCTACGGTTTCGTGAACTTGGGCTTCCAATGCTACGCGGAGGAAGGCCAAAACAGAGAGATCGACAAATTTTTAGACTAAGGAGGAATAGACCATGGCGACTTATCTGCATGGCGCGTATGGAGATCAGCGGGCGGTTGGAAGCCGCGTCGCGAACGAGAGCCAGAGCGCCGTGGTGCTGTTCGGCACCGCCCCGGTTCACACCCTGGCGAAGAATGACGACGGCACCTGGAACGTGAACAAGCCCATTCTCGTCAACGATATTTCCGAGGCCCGGAAATACTTCGGATACAGCGACGACTGGGCTAAGTACACCCTGTGCGAAGCGATGCACGTTTTCCTGGAACTGAACGGGGTTGGCCCGCTGGTACTGGTGAACGTGCTGAACCCGGCCACCCACAAGGCGGCCAACGAGACCTCCAAGACCGCAACCCCGGCCAACGGGCGCATCATCCTGAGCGCAGCGGAGGATATCATTCTTGACTCCATCACCGTATCCCTGGGCGAGACGGTCAAGGTGAAGGGCACGGACTATGTGGCCGCGTACAACCAGAACAAGAAGCAGATCATCATCAGCGAAGTGACCAGCGGCAGCCTGGGCACGGCAGCTCTGACG